TCTGTGCATATTCTCTGACATCAATATCAAAGTTGCCAACAACATAATCTCCACTCTCATCAAACGTTCTACGCGCAAGAGTTTGTTCAATTAAACTATAATTAGTTGGCGATACCTTTCTTTGTACTGCACCTCTTAACGTAGTGAGTAGTTGAATGAAATTTTTATCTGTAGTTTGATTTAATTCAAACTTAACCAATTTCAATGAAATTTTTAATCTATGTGCTCCTGGAGCAGTGTAATTAGAAGACCCGATAGAATTATCATAAAGACTAGCATCTTCCTCTGGAGTGATAATTTCTTCTTGAATTTTAAATCCTACTTTTGAAGAAGGACTGTCATAGTAATCATCGATTACTAGAATTTCTTTGTTGCATCTTACAAAATAACCATTTACAAAATAGATACCTTCTTCTACCTCCACAGCAGAAGCAAATCCCATTGCCGGACTTTCAATTGAAGTTATGTCTCCAGTATCTGGATTTGTAAGTTGAATACTGGTGGGAAGTACACTACCGTCAGTTCCAACAACTAATAATGGAGTATTAATACCATCAATAACTTCTAAAGTTTCTCCTTGACGAAATTTTGATTCGTTGTTAGAATTGCCACTATTTAAATAATTTACATAAACAGTGTCAGCAGTAGTTTCTGTCGCTAACTTTGTTTCTAGAACAGTAGAAATTACTCCTGAATTTAATCCACGTAATTGTCTACCAATTAGTTGACTGATATCGTATTTTTTATATACAATATCACCATCTTCTTCAACAGCAACTTCTGACACAGAAGATAACTTAACGTAATCTAATTTTGTGTTAAGTCCGACTTCTCCAGGTACAACCAAGTCTCCTTGTTTGAAAGCATACTTACCAAAACTTTCAACCTGATTCTGGAGAATAGATTGTATTTGTGTTAATTCTCTGCTCTGGATAGAGTACCCAGGACGGAATAGAATTTTATAAAAATTCTTACTTGCGTCGAAGTCCTCGTAATAAGGATTTACATTAAGGTTTGTCTTCTGTGGCATCGTTTTCCGCCAAATACTAGCATTCTTTGTCCTTAGTATTTATAGAGATAAAAAAAATCCCCCGAGGATCTCAGGGGATTTAAAGTTATTTACTTATGATCAGAATTCGATGACTAGTTTGATATCTTCAATCTGGTCAGGAGCACGAGTGATCAAACGACGGTTCTCTTGGTAGATAACATCGCCAGAGTTATTCTTAATTTCTGCGGCTGCTAAACCAGCAGTAAATGATACACCCAGAAGTGTGCTTGCATATGTTGTATCAACATTACCTGCAGCAGCGGAAAGAACACCAGAAATAGCATTAGAACCATTACTTTCAAATGCTTGGACTACACCTTGATCAACGTGTGCATCAACAGTTTGAATATACTTAAGAACACCTGCAGTAGAAGAACCACTGTCTAGAACCCAAGAAACAACAGTTCCTTTTGCAGTGCCACCAGTTACAGTCTGAGAAATTGTTTCATCAGGAATAAAATCTGCAGTTGCTCCAGTAATCTTAACTGCTTTTAATCCAGATAGTGTATCTTGAGTAGCAAAGGTGCTTGTGCCTGCGCGAACGGGATCCTTGATAATACCAATACGACGGAAGTCGTTATCAACAGGGAAGTCTCCAGAACCTTCTGAATAGGTAAGGCGAATGTTAGTCATTACACGCTTGCCATTCAACTCTAGTTCATGATCGAAACCATGACCACCTTCAGGAGGCATCACAACCTCAATAGCACCCGTTGCGTCTGCAGCGGTAGCAACTGCTGTGGTTAAACCAGCATCAGAGAAGAGGTTGCCGTTTCCTAGAAGGACATTGGCATAGGTGTAATCCTGACCTCTTGCTTGGACACTAGCAGATGTAATAGTGCCAGAACCATCGGTAGCAAACTCAATTACTCCTCCAGTTCCATCACCCTTGATGCTAGTAAATAGTGTTTGTGAAGCAGGTAGGTTAACACCACCATCTTCAATAAGAGCGACATCAATTGCTCCATCAACAGCAGCACCAGTAACAGCAGTACGGGTATTGTTGGCAGGAAGAACAATCGGCATGAAGTCCGAAGATAAGAATCTTAGAACATCATCAGTTGGCATGGTGTACATGTACTTCCAGATGTATCCTGCACCAGATGTCTCAGTATAAAGACCGGTGCCAGAAGCATAGTTGCCACCACTAGTTTTTGGTTCTTCAGTGGCATTTTGACCGGATGCATTAGCAACGTTTTCTCCGTTGTAGAGGCACTTAAAGACTTCGTAATCAGAATTCATTACGTAGAACTTAGCATCGGAAATGCTTGTTTGGTTTGTAGCAGTCTGCTTACCAACTTGTCCACCACCACCAGGGGTAGCAGAATAGTCTGGTTTCCACATGTCAAACTTAGGGTTGGCAACTTGATCCCAGTTATAACGACGGATAACTGTTCTCGCGAATGCATCAGTAATACGCTTGGCAGCAATGATTTCGTCGTATACGTTGAGTTTCTCTCTCTGGTTGTCCAAAGGAAGAGGGGGAATATCCTCTGTTGCGTAGCGATAAACACCAGATTGCGCTGTTGCAGCAGTATCAGATGAACCACCGTCTGCAGTTTCTTTTAGACTTGAACCAATGGGGGGAACAGAGTTTGTTCCGTTGCTGCCAAAAACGTCGGTTAATAAAAGGGCACTATCATAAACTTCGGCAACTGTTGCACGGAAAGCAGTAGAACCATACGTTCCAACATACACTTCGTTTCCAACAGTAAAGTTAGTTGAAGATTTTGAATAAACTTCGATATACGCTTTCCATGGTTGGGGTCTTCCAACAAAGAAATACATTCTGGTGCGCTCGGCACTGGTTTCACTTGGACCTTCTGTCAAGGATTCCAAGAATTGTTTAGCGTTAAAAATTCTAAACTTATCTGAGATAATAGCAGCCATTGGTTTTCTGTTCCGACGTAAGGTTTGTGCCTGAGTTATTTATATTTATACCGTTATTCATTAAATTGTAAACGGAATCAATTCTTCTGTGGCGTTGATGGAATTTGGTCCATTATAAAGAGTGCAACCTGTAAATTGGGTTGCTGTCTTGCCAGTATATTGAATCACTGTTCCACCACTGGTAAATAAGTATCCTTCACTTGGGAAGTATGTAGTATCTTGAACAACGATGTTTCCGCCAATAGTTCCAGAAGAAGAACTAATTGCAACTGGATTTTGAATGGAAGGTGGCATCAAATTAAACTTATCCCCTACTAAAGTATAACTAGAGTTTCCTCTTTCCTGGAAATCTTTTATAGTGAGTGCTCTAAAGTAAATATCAATTTCTGCAAGTGTTAATCCAGAAACGGATGCTGTTCCATCATCAAATATACCCTCAAAATGTCCTATGGTATGACCAACATTGGTTTTAGTATAGTTTCCTATGTAATCTGCATCAAGACCAAATACCGAGTTATTGATGTAGATTATAGTTCCATCACGTTTCACAACTCCGTAATCATCAAGTAGATTTACAAATCCATTCAGTCTAGTGCCAACTGGGTCGCTAATAAAGACACTCTCTTGGTATCCATCAACTACACCACCAGGAGGTGGAGTTATGGATACTTCAGTTGCTGCTTTTTGGAGATCAAGTTGAGATTGAACAGATTGTAATGTGTTAATAATTTCTACATCTGAAGTAGTTGTAAAAGAAGATACAATATTAAATGTTGGTTCTAATTTATACCTAATTTGAGACTCAATTGCAGAAACAGACTCTACATTAAATTGTTTTTGAACTTCAACAACTATTTGCTTAGTGATAGTCTTGATATCAGCAGGCGGTGTTATAAACTGTTTCTGTGATGCGCCACCACTAGAAATTCCAGAAGCAATGTTGACTGTAACAAGTTGAGACTCGGACTCAACAATCGAGATACCCGCAGAAGCAACAGATACTGGATCGGGAACTTGTCTAATAAATGTGCCAGCGTTCCATGCTTGTGCAGAAGTATTATCAAGACCACGCTCAACCATTAAGAAACGATCATTTAACTTGCGTAGATAACGTACAATCTCTCCTCCAACCAGCAGGTATCCATTAGTACTAAACTTGCTTGTATCAGCAACGTAGATAATAGTATCTGTTGGAGATAGAGGTGCTTGTAGGAAGGATCCAGAAGCAAAGTAGTTAACATTATTGAGGTAATTGTTCTCAACAATAGTCGTAAACTTATTGGTAATCTCCTTAGTTGCAGATATAGTAAGAGTAGACTCAGACTCGATGTCAACAATATATGGAGTCTCAATAAAGAAGTAAATTTCAGTGCTATTATGTTGCGTATCAATAGGTGCTACTTGATCATTCAGTTGTTTTTCTGTTCTGATTGTATCCAATCCACCAGTCAAATCCGAACTAACTTCTAGTGCAGCAGGATATATTTCAGCAGTAATAACTTTGTCAATATTGACAGGACTATCAACTAATGTTGACGAAAGAGATGTTACATCAACTGCTTCATTTCCTAAGATACTGACAGTGGAATATATAGAAAATCCAATTGACTGCTGTATGTTTATTTTGACATCGATTAAAGAAACACCAATATCAGTATCTTCTAATACATCATATCTTCTAGCGACAACAACTTTTGGTGCCTTAGTATATCCAGATCCACCTGTAATTAGTTCAACACTAATTACTTGACCTTTGCTTACAATTACTTGTGCTCTTGCACCACCACCATTGCCATCTTCTGATAAGAAGTTAATTATGGGTGGTGTATAATATTGATATGCAGTAGGTTGTGTAATTGGAGCATAACTGCGCTTATTCCAATCGAGTCTTACAACTGATCCATTTTCAACTACTGCGACAATAGAAAGTCCTTCACCTCTAGTGATACCACTATATGGTCCAATATTAACTTGTCCATAAAAAGAATTGGAAAGTTGTTCTCCTAGTCTCTGTTCTTTAGATGTAAGAACTGAAGGTAGTTCATTAATTTTTCTAAAACCTTCCTCACCTTCAACACGGATCAATGAACCATTTGAAATACTAACAAATGGATTTTTGTATGTCTTTCTCCAATAAGTTCCACGCCAGTTTTGATCAATACCTCTCAATAAAAGATTATTATCTTCATCTTTTTCATACGTTATGCTACTTCCAGCAAGTGTAAATGAAACGTCAGTGTTTAACGAATATCTTCCCTTAACAGCAAATGTTATTGGAATATTTTCAATCAATTCTGCTTTGTATCCAAAACATTCAAATGTCAGTGTAGATCCATTACTACGTGGAGTATTAATTTCTCCAATAATATTATAAGTACCATCTGGTCTGATTTGGAAAGCTTGAATAGGAGCTCCGCCTTGATTGCCCATCCATGCTCTCAATTCAAAAGCAGGAAGACCACTTGTAGTTTCCAATACTACTACAGAGTTTGCATAATATTGATCTACATTATAATCATATAGATTTAGAATTTGACCGACATCTCTACCATAAAGGTATCGCATGTCAACTTTCATTTGTTGTGTAACAGAAAATTCAAAGAAAATATTTGGTCCAGATACAGTATAAGAAATACCTTCTTTCTGTAATACTCCATCAACAAATACTAATAGATAATCTGGTTCTTCGATATTTGCAACCGTAAGGTCTTCTAGATCCAGAATAAGGAAAGGACCACTCCTTATATTATTAATCAAATTAGGATCGATGGTGAGTCTTTTGTAATTACCAACACCAATACCAATAATTTTTTCTACTGCTGTAGGTTCCCCAAGAGTTTTGGCACCTTCATATTGATCCCAAATTGGTGCTACATCAAACACTAATTTATTTGGAACAACAGTTTTATCAATATAATACGAATCATCACCAGGATAATTTGCATTATACTTAGTTTCTTGTAAAACAGCATTAATTGTAATTAAAAGATTTTCATCTTTTTCTGTGGATACTGCTGCTCCATCATCCCAATACATTTCAAACTCTTTTGTTTCTCCATCAACATAATCTGGAAGTGTTTTGTCTACGGAGATAGAATTTAATACATCATCTAAATTTTCATACAAAGAATTTACAGACGATATAACATCATTACATTCTTCTGCAGTTAATAAAGGGTCTCCAATAATATTGTAATTTGAATATGTTGGGGTAGTAGACCAATATCCAGATTTATTTTCATTCTGTTTTACCGATTCTACAACACCCGATCCATTCTCAATAATATCTTTTGTGATATCAATAAATGTATTAATCGATGATTCGACTTCTTGGCAATATGGGAACTGAGTATCTGCAGCAACCGTCGCATCTACAAAAGGTGCAATGCTAGTATATGTTCCAGCGCCAAGAGTATTTCTCATTGCCGAATTCATTAGAATCGCTAATTGATCCCATGCAGCAATAGCAGCAGTCGTTTCTGTTGATGATCTATTAATATACGTTAATTCTTCACCGTAAGGGTATCCTCTATTGGTATAATAAAGTTGAGCAAAATTAACCACTCTTTCATTGCCACCAAATTTTAAATGATATACAATATTATCAATTAAGAATCCAAGATCGCGATAGCATTTTGCTTTATCGCTAGAGGGAAGAGCATAATTTGCATAGACATATTCGCTAACTTCTTCCTGAAGATACAATTTATTGCCAGCAATTAAATTTCCTGCATCATAGAAAGTTCCGTTATTGATACCGCTTAGATAGAAAGTTGCGCTGTCTACACCAGAAAATGATAAAGGAACACTTAAAGTGTCTCCTGGATTAACGGCAAACTGATCTCCTGGTTCTACATTACCAATACTAGTGGACAATCCAAGATCATTACCACCTGTATTTCCATCTAAAGATGTGGTTCCTGCAGATGCTCCACCAGCACCAACACCAGAGTTAACTAATGCTGCTTTTGATAATGTAAGTTTTGATATACTATCAATGGAAACAATTTTTGTGTCTGGAGTAAATGCTCTACCAGAACTAATATGCATTCCGACAGCAAGATTGTCTGTGTTAGAAACCGTTACTGTTTTTGATCCTTGAATATATTCAACAGTTTCTTCAACAAAATCCCAATTCCTAATAGCAAGTTTTGCTAAATTAGTTGCATATTTGAATATATTAAGCGATTCTGTTTTGTTATCTGTAATATATGCAGATCCAGAAAAGAAAATGCTGGCATAATCAACAACTTTAGTATTACCACCAAATCGTAAATCATGACTATAAGAATCTAGAATATATCCAATATCAGTTTGGTAATCATCTAATTTTGTACTCCAATCTAAAGATCCATAAGATCCTTTACCATATCCAACCGATTCTTCTATGATAAACTGTTTGTTTCTTTCAATTTGATTTGCTGCATCAATCCATCTACCGTTTCTTTGATAGATGTTTCTAAGTTTTCTTAAATGTTTTGTGTTATATTGACTATCCTTAAAGTAAAAACTTCTACCAACAAACTTCATTCCAACATAAGGGGTTGTATCTGAAGAGTTGTTTCCTGTTAGTTTTACTCCATTACCAAGAGGAGGAGCAGAGAATACAATTGTATCTCCAGATACTGTATATGCTACTCCTGGTTCTTGAATGATACCGTCTAATGTGACAATAATACTTTTTTCATTAATTGGACTGAATGCAACTCCAAAGTTATCCAAGACTTGGAAGACTGTAGATCCTTGCAATCTTCCATCTGTGTCATAATATCCATCAAATGGTGAAGCAAGAGTAAACTCAAATGCACGAGTTTCATTGAAGTTAAACTCTGATGTAGCGGCAGAACCCTGTCCTTTACGGATTCTGGTATTTTCAACTTTTTGAATTGTTTGTGTAGTTACTTGCTTGGTGCTTTGTACTGTAATTTGATTCTTTTCAGGATCCCATAGTTGAATAATACTAAAACTATCTGCTTTGCCAGTAGCAACAGGCATCACAGTATCTGCAGTTGTTTCTATATCAACTTGACCAAATAACTTAAATCCTGCAGGGTGTGTGGTAGATTTAATTAAATCTCTCCACTGTTCTATAGGTGTTTTTGATTTGACAACATAAGAATAGTCTTGATAAAAGAAACTATCAGTTAACTTTTGGTTTGCTACTCCCAATTTTCCTTTATCGGAAACATAGTATCCAAGGTTATCAAAGAAACTTGAAATATTAGTTTTGAATGAAGATACAAAAATACTTTTAATAGTTCCTGTTGCATTGGAAACAATTCCAACCAAAGAAACATTTTCTCGTATAATTCCTTGAATATTAGATAACTTAACTAAATTGGATCCATTTCTATACTCAGAAACTTTTGCACGAAGTACTTCAACACCATTGATTGTCTGAGTAACATATTCTCCATTCCTGAACTCCCCGCTAAAGTTAGTTAAAGATACTGTATACTGAGAAGTTACATCTGATGAAACTGTGTTATCTAAATGGTATGCTCCCCCATTATCAATAATTCTTATACTTTGTGGAATACCAATACTGCTACTCTCTCCGTATAATTCAATATCACCTTCAACAATTTTAATTGTTGGAGCATAAGTATAACCTTTTCCAGGACTTACAACTGTAATAGAAAACAGTCTTCCACTTTGTTGAACAACATCAAAAATAACACCAGAACCATCTGCATCCATAACAATTGCTTTTGGATTTACATAATCCGAACCAATGTTATCAATTCTTACTGATTGAATTGTTTTTGTTGCATCATCAAATAATACAGTGGCAGAACCTCTATAATTTAAAGTTGGATCTACACCAACAATCAAAGGAATTTTTTTATAATTTTCTCCAAGATTAACAATTTTAACATTATCAATTTCTCCAATAGCAAACTGACCAGATGTTGTGTAATTAATAGTTCCAGATCCATCCCACAATGGTGCATAAGGAACATCATAGACAAATCTATTTGGTGTTACATAATTTAAAGTTTTTGTTCCCTGAAGTGGGTCATTAATAATTTTTAAAAATGCTCCATCGGAATTTACAATTTCGTTTTTATCAAAGTAGTAAAAATTGAGAAATTTTGTTCCTTTTTTGATAGTGTAATTATTCTGTGCTAATCTAGAACCAAATCCAAATTTAACTTCTGTATATGATCCAGTATTTCCTGGCAAAACAATAGAGGTAGTTTTTTCTTGTGTAATTAAGTTAAAACTCTTACTAGGACTTAGGTCAAAATATGTTCCTGTCAATGAAGAATGTGAAGTATCAAATACGTACTTGTAAAACTCTTGTATGTTAATATTTGGATTCGGTGTAAATGATACGTTATCTTCAGAAAATTCAAACTTATACTCTACATCACTAACAGAACTAATTGAAACTAGTCTCTCTGGGGAACTTGCATCAAAGAATGTTGTACTAATTGTTAACTCTTGCGCTACTCTTTTTTCAATAGAATACCCAAATACAATTGTCGCTTCTTGAGTTGAAGCATCATATGATTTGATGTATCCACTACCATTGTTATTGGTGATTTGATAATCTGCAGTAAAATTATAATTTGGTTTGTATAAAGATACCTCTGCTTCATTGTAATGATCTACTGCAGTTGTATTATCTTGTGCTCTAGAAACAGAAAGAATATTTCCATTGATCGCTGTAATTTGAACAATTTCAGAACCAATCGACAAGTAATCACCAACTGCAAATCCGTTTGTAGTTTTTAATGGAATACTACTAGAAGATAATGAAACACCAGCATGATCAACATATACAGTAAGTCTAGAAGAACTTAGTGATCCTCCAGATCTTGCAAGTTGATCATCATCAACACCCAAATAATCACCTCTTTTATATCCACTACCACCGGTTTCAATTTGAATACTGTTAACAACTCCTGCACTGGAAACAGTAATTGATGCTGTAGCACCAGTTCCAGAACCTCCAGTAAGAGGAACTCCAGTATATGAACCTGATGTATAATCAGCTCCACCATTTAATATGGTAAATCTGCCAACACCGTTATACTCAATATTTGATTCGTTTTTTGGAGAATTGAAAATAACTGTTTGATACAGTCTTTTTCTTAAAAAGTAATTTTTAGTCTTAGATGCATCATCAGGAAAAATGCTAATAGAAACTTCATCGCCAATTGCTAAACCGTGATTCTCATCTGTCTCAATTAAACCAACACTTTGATTGACTTCAAATGGTTCTAAGTTATCGCTAAGAGATACTAGAGTTACAATTTTAGATCCAGAAGTATTGAATAAATTGTCAGACTGTAAAAAATAATCTTCGTCAACTATCCAAGTTCCTGTTAAAACTTTAATTTTTAATGTGTTTTGTCTGCTAGTTCCTTCTAAAATTTCGGCAGTAGCAATAGGAGGATTAATACCATCAGTTAAACTTAATGTAGCACCTTTAGTGTAATTACTATCTTGATCAATAGTAAGAATGAAAGTTTTAATATCTGCAGAGAAAGTTCCGGTATTGTTAAATGTTCCAATAACATTTTTAAGAACAATAATGTTATCATCTTTTACTGTTCCTACAATAGAGCCAGATGCTCCACTCGCCGGTTGCCTCAATACATCGTCAACAAACAAATATGCATTTTGAATAGTAGTTAGTTTTACTACCTTATCTTCTCTAGATTGCAAATAACTTACAGTTTCACCTTTAACAGAAGAAACCAATGCTTCGACATTTTTTCCTTCAGTACCAAAATTATCAAAGAATAATTTTGAGTTTATCGAAAAATTGCTAGATGATCTGTCAGTAGTAATACTATCTACAGTTCCTGAAGTAATTGCACCAATCTGTGCAATTAAACCTTCTCCATTACCTTGCATACCAGGACGATAAAACCTTTTGGAATTCTTAGGAACATCATTTTGATTGATGTCGGAATTATAATTGCTATTTACTGGTAGTGAATAATATTTGTCTCCTAAAACATATGGAAACTGTGGTACTTGATTGCTATCAATGGTCAGGAAATATGCATAAGTTCCTTCTGGAAAATCTGGAGTAATACAGAATCTTCCATTATTTTCATCCAAAGAACCACTCTTGTGATTATATTTGTAGTCATTGACAAAAGATCCCAATGCATAGTTTCTTTCAGCAGGTCCATTCTGACGATCTGATCTGATAGAATAACTAGAAGTCATTCTTTCAATGGATGATTGTGAATCTAAAGGATCTGAATGTCCAAATGGTCCGTAAATTGGGTTGCCATCATAAGCAAAACCTATGATAGGTGAATGAGTCTTAATTGTGGGTTCTGTATCTGCGCTGTTTAAGTTATCGTTAAGTGCGATTCTTAATGATTTTGGATTTGCAACCTGTCCATATCCATATTCTAGAACGTTATTATAATTTGCAAAAGAATATCCAAATTGTGTATCTAATTCTTCTTTTACCTTTTCAAATCTATTTTTAACCCATTCTTTCAGTAAAGGTGTCGCAGTTGCATCTTCGCCAACTGCAACAATTTGAACTTCAATATTTTTTTGTGTATAAAGAGTTCCACCAAAAACTTTATTCAGTTCAGTAATTTTTCCATCTGTATCAACAACAGAGGTATACTCAGCAAACCTACCTCTACCAACTTTGTCTCTTATTACTACAGTTGGTGGAGATGAATAGAATTTGCCAGGATCATCAATTACAATACTAGTTACTTCACCTCCTGTTATAACAGCAGTTGCTTTAGCACCTCTTCCTGAAGTAATTTCGACAGTTGGTGTTCTTAAGAAAGTGTCATTAGTATCAACTACGATACTATCGATAACATTGCCTGTTAAAAATGATCTTGCTTTACTTGGAAGACCATCAATTAATACAAAAGGTGGATTTACATAATTTCTGCCTCTTGTATTAACAAGAATTTGTTCTAGTTTACCAAAACGAATACTCTCTTCATCTTTATAACCATAAACAGGAACACCATTGAGAAGAATACCAACATCTCTATTTGGTGTTCTATAGATTTCAGTGGTTGTTGCAGGAACTTTTCTTATGATTCTAAGAAGTTTCTGATCCAACATGGTTTCAGAAACTGTGCTACCATCAAAAATATTATATGATGGATAACTAGAACTTGTAATATAGTAATATTGATCATCTGCAAAAATAGCAGAGACATCTGTAGACACACCTGTTAGTGCATTTTGCACAGATGTATTAGTCGATGCACTAACGGATGCACCAGTTCCAAGAATCCATCTTGGTTGATTAGTTCCAGTCTGTACAATTCTAGGATCAGAGGTTTCAAATCCAGGATTTGAAATTTGTAATTTATCATCAGTAAATGAGTATGGTTGTTTATCTAATGGTAATGCATTATAAACAACACCAAGTGTCAATAATTTTACACTAGACCCTTTGATTATAACTGGTTTGTATACAGGAGTTCCTTGTGTGTGATTTACTGGAAGGTCTCCTCTATTTTTAATAATAAATTGAGTTATGTTTTTGTCATCAAACTCAATAACTTCTTCATCAATGAGGATACTACCTACAGATTCCCACCCTATAGTAGAAGCTACATCAATTCTACTTCCTGCTCCGGCAGAGTCAGTAAATGTTTTTTCTAATCTAGTTTTGGTTGATACATTAAACGATCCGTTTACTGTCTCTGGTGCTAATACAATATTCCAGATAACTTCATTATCTGACGTGCCATCTGGATATACGTTATCTACAGTAGCATCAGCATAAGAATACTCATCTGTCAATGCCTGAGTAATCTTCTTACCAATTAAATCTTTTGGGTTGCCTGATACAACTTTAACTTTTAAAGCATATACACTAATCCAATCAGATTCCGAAGATTTATACGTAAAATCTTTTGGGTTGTATACTTCTGGTTTGTTCTCAACCTCTTTTGCAATAATGGTGTTGAAAACAAACTTAATGGAACTAGTAGTTCCTTTTGATTTGTAAAACTTTTTAATGTTTTTGATAAGAGTTCTCTTATCAATATCACCTTTCAGATATTTTTCTGGGAAAGAACCTAGGTACTGACTCTCAAAGTTCTTAACTAATGCATATAAGAATAAATTACTGACATTATAAACAGTTGCACCAGATTGATGTGTAGATGCATCAGTACTGACAAAATCAGAGGAATCATATAGATCACCTAAAGTGGTATTACCACTTACACCTCTAGAACAATTCTGTAGTTGTGTATCTGTACGAGTCTCATAAAAAATAATCTCATCGTTTATCCTTACATACCCGTTCTTTGCTGGGAATGATTGGGCATCACTGAGAGTGATAGTATTATCTGTACTAGAAATAGAACTAGCAAGAGTATTATTTTGCGTTAAAAGATTTTTTTCGTAATAATCAATATCTGCATATTTTTGAATATTGTTAATAATATCTAAAGTGCCACCTTGCACTTCCTGCTGTTCATAATACTTCTGAACGAACTTACTGAAAAGTTCATATTCAGTAGTAATAAACTCAGGAAGCTGGGACTCAATCAGAGTAGAAATTCTTTTGGTCTTAACAGCAGCCATTTACTTTACTCTTTGTATGCAGTGAACGAGGAATTAGCAACGTCAACGTCAAGATAGACCTCACGGAGTGCCTTGACATCATTAGAAAGTGGTTTTACTCTTAATGAAATGCGATTATCAAAATAAGTGCCCTTGATGATAGTTAGAGCATACATCTTCAGTTCACCTTCTACATAATCAATATCGCCAACATCACTGTCTAGAACAACTTTCTCACCTGTTACGGTATCTAGTCTATATAGGACAATTTTACCGGACCTATCTTCAACATAGACATCAAAATTGGGGTATTCAGTGACCCTAAAACCAGTAGATGACAGGACAGGATCATCACAATCAGTCTCAAATTCATTTTGAAAACATACTTCATAATAGAAAGTGGAATTGAGAGTAGGATAGAAATCCTTTCTCATCATGACAGATGTTAAGTTAGAGTTAATTGAACGATCTGTATCATCAATTACACCAACTATTTTACTATATCTAAACTTGCCATTAAATTTTTCTGTATCAGATATATCAAGGTAAGACTGAACAGAACCAATTACTTTATCTCTAACCTGTGCAGGTGTTTCGTCTGTAATTAAACTGTTGTAAAAAATCTTACTTGTTAGTTCAATATAAAGAACTGATGGATCTACAATAACTGGTTGCACAGAAGCAACCATATATTTCTTTAACTTATCTGTAATATCTTTTTTTGTTAGTGAAGTTAAGAACGCAGCATCATTGGGTTTCAATACAATGAATACCTTTCCATATTCTGGGGGAACCTGATCTTCTCCACCAAAAATAATGATATCGCTAGTTGATGGATAAATGTTGCGAACAATAGCACCATAATCTTGTGCTGTTACTGCACGATCTTGTGCTCCATAAGATTTTGGTGCATTGAATTTAATTTTTGAAGTTGTCTCAATCTCTTCACCGCCACTAGAAGGAACGGTATTTGTGATAGATGTAGAAATACTTTGTGGTGATGCACCATTCATATTTTCTAATACACCAGAAAATATAAACGTTCTGACTCCATTGGATTCTGGACCATTTGTTTTGATATAAGAAACTTCAACCCTAGCACCATTTTCTAGTTTCTTACCTAAGACACCATCACCTAAAATAAGTTGATATCTCTCATCTTCAATTTCGTCTATAAAGGCAACCTTAGAGTTGCCGTCAACTTCTAATATATTATTGGTAATTTGATATAACTCACTTAAACCACTGCCGGTTGGAAATACCTTAACCTCAATAGTATTTGTATCTATCTTATCGTTATCAAGAACAAATTTTTGATTCTTTAGTGATGTGTTGATTGTAAATGTGTTGACAATTTGTGTTCCCTCATAAACAGGAACATTAGTAAATGTCGCGACATCATTCGATACTTGTCCTTTCACATCGTTCAGTACAACATACTGATATAAAGTGTTGTCGTAATTTGCAACAAATCCTGTTCCCTTCTTTAATATGAGTAATGTATCGCTTGTAGAATTTGCATACGTCGCTGTAAAAGAAATATAAGCGACTGGGGCAGTAGCACTCTTCGGTGTGTATCCTAACTGCTTCGCTAGAGATACTACGTTGTCCCTCAAGGTCGCTGAATCAATGAATAGTTCATTGACTACCATGTTGGTATTAAACGCCGTATAATACGTATTATAGGCAAGTGTGTCTATGAGAGCTGACATTGCAGATCCCTCGAAATCATAATCAGTAAAATCTGATGTCGCTCTAAGATAATCTTTTAGAGCAGATTTAATATCTTCAAAATCTAGATTAGCAACCTGAGTATAAGGCATTATCGAGTACGCTCTAAGAAGAATTCTGTTGCTATTACTTCGTCGTTTCTACCCACAATGGCAAAATACAATTCAACATCATAACCATTATTTTGTTCGTCGGGAGATACTCTGATGTCTTCAACTTCAATTCTTGGTTCATATTTACCAAGAACATCGAGAATTTGCGAACGAATAAGACCACTAGTTGCATAATCTAGAGGTTCAAATAAAGATCTACGAATATCACAACCTAAATCAGGTTGAAATGGTCGTTCTCCTTTGTTTGTAAGAAGTAAAGCAGTTATTGCCTGAACAATAGCTGCTTTATCTTTTACTACCACTAAATCATCACTTACAGGATGCTTTTTAAAGGTAATACTCAAATCTTTGAATGTCTCAAAGGTTGGCATTTAGACACAGCAATAGGCTGTTACTATTTATCACTTACCAACGAATCCATCCGCCCACTCTTGAGAATCAAAAACCTCTTCGTTCTTTGCTTTGTTGCGGTTGCGCTTTGCTGACATGTTGAGATACTTATCACTATCAGTCTCTGTGATGAGTGTCATACCTTCACTAACAAAGTCTTCGCCTTTGTCAACTGATCCGTCTAACCTGTTAGGGTGTCCCATTTTGTTTCTCCTTTTGTGTTTGCCAAAAATAATCATCTGTGTCTCCAAGGCGTCCCCAGTCCGTTCCTGACTCTACTTGGTATTCTATGGTAGATACTTTAAAGTCAGGGAACTTGGGTTCCTCGGGGGTGATAGAGAGGTCATACAGACGCATCCTGTTATTAGGATACAATGCATACTGACCATTGTTCAATGCGATACAATTATGTGATTTGTGCTCTTGTGGCACTTCACTTACATTATTATCTATTACATCTGGATTTGCATGGTAGTTATCAAGTGTAAACAAGTATTGTCCTTTCATAAGACCATGATCTCTAGTGAAGACCTCACAGTCCATGGATGAGACAAATCCTTTATTGATTGCCATAACACCATAATCCATACAATTCCAGAATTGTAGATTCTCCAAACTCATGTCTATGACTGGGGTTTCAGCGGAGCGTACAAATGCACTGATGGGTAGTTTGTCATACATTGCACCATATGTTGGTAAGTATGTCTCAAAGTAAAAAGCACGCCCAGGTATGCTTTTAGCAGCAACCCAGACGCCCTCTACAAACTCCCCATGTCCATCTTGATGATCTCGTAAGTACTCTCTACGAACCCAAACTTTCTCTGCAGGAAGATTGCAAATTAAATTCATCCCTTACCTTGACCACGATAACGCTTCTTTGCACCATTACGTGATGTTGCGGTGTATTTGGTGTGCTTACCACGTCCTTGACGAGTGCGCTTTGGAATCGACTCGATTGTGTCTGCACCTGATAATCCAACTCTGCTCTTTGCCATTGCCTTTTATCGTTTGACTCCCATATTATAGCACATAACTGCTATGCTGCAAATACTGTCCATGATGCTTCTGCCATTAATGCTCCACCAGGTGCTAAGACATCACCAAGTCGCATCGCACCGGTTCCATTGATGATTACTTTTACTGAACCTTGCACTGCAACATCACCATGTACATCATTACCACATGTATGGGGCGAGAAGGCGTCTCCAACCTTATGAGCAGGCAATCCGTTGATTAAGACATTAGGAGATGCTGTGATGCCTATAGATGGTGCATGACATCCATGCCCCGTTGTGATATCACCCATTCTCGACATTGGTTTAAGAGTTTGCATCGACTAAGTTCAAGAATCCGTTCTGTAATCCTATGTAGTATGATAATCGATTCGCTGCAGGTGTCCAATTATTCTGCACTAACATACTACCTTGGAAACTAGTGACAAATGGTGGACATGTATGAGTTACAATTAATGTATAGTTGTATTTCATGATTTCAATGAAACTTGGTTTCCATTTAGTCCAACTACTAATCTCTGGTACTAATGCTTGCAAATAATCATTACCATACGTTAATACACTCGCCGGATCAAATGGTGCTAACTTCTCCAATGTTAACGCAAAACTTGGTCCAGTAAAAAGATCATTACTAATTTTCTCAATACCTTCCGGTACATCAGCAAATGGTAATATTTTCCTACCTTCTAATAAACTTACAGATGTTAAACGATTCTGCTTTGTAATCGGCGCGTTCGGTGTTGCGGTCCCATCAACAGGATCTAATGCTGGTGAATTAGAAAAGTATGACGCATAGATGTACTCGGCGTCATAAAAATATTTCTCCCCATAGAATCCCTTCAGAGGTGCCACTAATGCCATCGTAGGACTAGGTGGTCCTGCAATCGTTCCATACGCCATAGAGGGTTCTAGAAACCCCCTCTGCATTAGAAAATCTGGGATGTCTGTTACCGGTCTGTCAGCAATATCTGCCAATTTAATAATATTACACCCTGATCCTGTTCCACCTGAGATACCCATCCCAGGTACTAACGTGACACTTGTGATTAACTCCGGTAATAACGGTAATGGACACCCTCCCGTCGCTTGCACAGTTATCGTAAGTGCTGGGTTGATTGTCTCATACAATATCGGATTCGGCGCAATCCTTGGCGTTGCTTGATACAGCGGCACCGTGGGATTCGGATTTAACAGAAATGGTCCCGTTCCAATTACTTCATTGTTTGGTACGATTACTACAGGCATTAAACTGTCCTTGCAACCTGTAGAAGATCTTTCTTCATTCCCTCTACATTATTATGCAGATAATCTAATGTCTCTGAGAGACTCTCATAGTTAGAATCCGTAGGACGACGATACATCAACTGTGGTCGCTCCAGCTGCGATATCCGTTGGTCCAGGCTCGTCAACCTCTCGGACAGCTTCAGGAGTGCGCTCTCCAACTTCTGCTGCTGCGGTGACAACTTTTCCGTCATTTTGATCTCCTCTCATGTATGCTTCTGATGCTCTCGACTCAAACTCATCACAGAACTTATCGAAGTTCTCTAGAATCCTATCGTAATTACTATAATCGACTTTTTGGGGCATTTTTTTGCTGGGAAAATTTTTCAGGTTTTAAGGTTTCTAAAAAACCATTTTCAAAAATATTTAGCGGTCGTCTGGATACTTTTGTAGGTTAGGAGGGACCCATGGATTTTCGCTAGGCGCATCGCTAAGGGCGCTAGGGGGGGCATATAACAGTCCGTAGACTGTCCACCCCTGTCCCCGCTGTGATCACAACTCTGCTAGCATCGCATCCATCTCATCTGTGTCTACGTCGTCAGACAACCAGCTGATGCCGTCGCCTGTGATGTACTCACCGTACTCATCGATCCAACGCTTTGCCCACTTGCGGTAGCCCAGGTT